ACTCATCAATTACTTCTCGTAATACCTTATATCTATGCTTTATATCAAACTCTAAAGCATCCCCTTCGTCGGTATACACGGCACCACTGGAAATCTGTAGTAACTTGTTCATGTTAACAGCGGCATTGACAGCGGTTATCTGTTCGCCCGCCGCCTGCATAACCATCTTATTCTTTAGTTCGGTGTAGTACTTCTTTTGCTGACGTGTTAACTCTACCTCACGTTTCACATACACCATTGGGGGTAAGTCTAGGCACTCGTCTTTTGTAAATCTTATAGCAGGTTGCAGTGCGTTATATACTGTATCTGTAGCTGTATCCTTAGCCACCCACTTAAAATTAGTTACCTTACGCATCACTTGGTCGCGGAAAGAACTAAAGAACTTAGGCACACTGTGGGGATTAATTAGTTTAGCTAACCCGTACGCGTCTAGGGGACTCTGTGCCGCAGGTGTACCCGTCATCATCCATAGCCATGTGTCTGGTTTAAGTAACCTGTTTAGGGTCTTCCACCTAGTAGTTTGGGGGTTCTTATAGTGAGTAGCTTCATCCACAATTACTAAGTCGAACCCACCGTTAGCTATGGTATCTTCTACAATAGCCAGCCCGTCATAATTTATTACTACATACTCCGCGCCGTTATCTATTATCTTTCTGCGTTTGGCGGCTGACCCGTAGGCCACGTCCACTGTCCTGTGCATGGCAAACCTAAATAAATCGTCACGCCACGCGGAATCCATTATAGATAGAGGGCATATGATTAGTACGCGGTTAATCTTCCCCACATTAAGTAAGTAGTCTGATGCCCATATAGCAGAGGCTGTCTTGCCTGTACCTTGTTCGTTAAAACAAAAAGATTTCCTGTGTAGGGTCATAAAAGCCGCAGTAGTCTTTTGGTGGTCGAAGGGAGTGTACTGCCCCGTCCACTCGTACTTACCCTCGATGGGGGAAGGTGCCTTGATGTTAAGGTTTCGGAGTACATGGGTTTCTTCTATGCCCCAGTTAACTAAGACTTGGTTGTCCGCTAACTCCTTGCTCTTTGGAATTACCGTAGTCACTTGACTAGGGTTGCGAAGACGTAACAATAACGCCCTGTTGTCTACTATCTGCATCTTTTTACTCTCTTGTTAACATGTTTAGCTAGGGGTATCTACGACCCCGTCGTCCCGGGGGGGACAAGTGTCTGTTAAAAACCCTGCTTCGTTCACCGATAGGGTCAGGTCGGTATCATGGGATAAAGGAAAAACTCCCTGAACTGCCTAAATTTTTACGCGTAAAATACCCACTCGGAGGACACGTTTATATTTTTAGACGCATCTAGGCAACGTCTCTTCACACCACACACACATACCAAATAAGGCATACATATAATACTAAATGATCATTTCCCTTTAGGGCTAACCCTAAGTAGAATGCCGCCTCCAAACAATTACCCAGAGGCACCCGTGATAATTTTCATGCTCATATTCGTTGTTCTATCTCTATCCGCAGTGGCGGCTCAAGACTTATAACTTTTACGCTATCTTACCCTTACTTATCCTACCACCTGCGGTACGGTTTTTCTTTTTGCTTTGTATAGTATAACCGTCTTTGTTACTACCACCCTTTGCTAGGGCTACGTTATGGGCTAAGTCTCTACCCTCGCGCTTATCGGCTATGCCGTTTTTGTTAGCGTCTTTACTGCTACTATCTACCTTCCGCCTGAGACGTTGACGTTCCATACGTCTCTCGTGCGCGGGGCTACCTACGGGAGGGTTCTTTTGTTTCTTTCGATCTGCTTTATTCTTGTACGGCATTAGTTTCTCCCGTTGTACACACATTCTGTCACTATACAGTGACGTTTACACAAACCACTTTGGTTCGCATTCCATACATCTTTCTTATACGCTTGCTCCATACGACTGTAATCGGCAAGCCACTTAGCCCATAGCTTAGACTCGTCCTTCTTGTAGTACTTGTCCTTTACAAGCTCGTTACATACTACAAACAACAATCCGCCCTTCACTGTCTCTAGCTTTGGGTACATCTTAAACAAGCTCATAGCCATTAGTTCTAGCTGCCCTTTGTCTGCGTACCTAGTGTTCTTACTAGTCTTGTAGTCTATTACCCACGCCAACTTAGCTTCTCTATCAAGGATAACTAAGTCAGCGATACCTCGCCACCACACGTTATCATCTCTAAACCCACACGGCTCAAGGTTCTCAGTGAGTCCCATCTCCAACTCACAAATCTTCTCTCCTTTCTTAGCGAGTAGGGCATCTAAAACATCTTTACAGTAACTGTACTTAGCTGGTAGAGCTGTACCATCCCTAACGTATTCTTCTGCCGCCAAGTGTACAGCGGTGCCGTATAGCATAGCTTCTGTCTCAGGTTCCTTGTAGTCCTTAGCCATCTTGAGGTGGTAGAACTTCTTAGGACATTGTTCAAAAGACTTTATCTTCGAGAAAGACCACGGGGCTATATTCATTCTTTTTCCCCTAGCATTGTTGCGGCCACTATTAATTCCTCTATAAGAGAGTGTAGCATGTCGGGGGTTAAGATTATTCTATCCTTGTGAGTTGTGGCCCCGTCTACCTCCACTTGCTCTACAAGTATAACGTCTTCCCCGTTGCTGTCCTCCCCCACAACTATAGTTAAGTAGCTGCCCTCTGTTTCTAAGGGAGGAGAAGTTGACTTGTCTTCCCTAAACTTGTTTATGTCCGTAACTTTACTCATTCACAATCTCCATATGCATTAGCCATACCAGACTCGCAGTCTAGCGGTAGCCCCTCTGCCCAATCAGGGGTCTTACGCATACATGCTTCTATATAGGCTTGGGCCTCGTCAGCTTCTACTGTAGGCACGCAACATACTATAGAGTCGTGTACAGTAAGGACTGCCCGATACTTCTTAGTTATGTCTACCAACTGATCGCCAATAATACACCGCGCAAACGCTTGGCATATGTTCTCTACTACCTTACCACCATATATACGGGTTCGGCCTCTACGGACTTTGTAATCGAACTCAATACCTTGTTCGCCCTGCGTCCACTCTAGATCATCATAGCGCATAAGTAACCCAGAAGGTAATTTTACATACCCCTGACACGCATACAGATGCTGCTCACCGCTATCCCAGTCGCCCGTTGATTTGTACTTTATGATCCCGTTAGGGCCAAAGCTACCTGAGTGTTTACGGCGAGACATCTCCACTAACATGTTCTGACAGCTACGCCATAGTAAACTTATATTGTTGTTAGCTTCCCGATAAATCTTAACTACCCTACGCCCTTCGTGCAGTGGCATGTCTACCCCAAACGTCTTTAGCTGATCTACAAACCGTTGTGCCCCCATACCATATCCGCAACCTAGGATGGTAGTCTTACCTACAAACCTTTGTTCCTTAGTTACCTTGTCCTCTGACACGTTATAGATAGTAGCCGCCATCTTAATATATACATCTTCCTTGTTGGTAAACGCTAATATCAAGTCATCCTGTCCTGCAAGCCACGCCAGTACTCGCGCTTCGATCTGCGAGGAGTCACAATCAATAAGTGTGTACCCTTCGGGAGCAATGATACTCTTCTTTAACTTCTTACCGTGTTGCCCACGACTAGGTAGGTTCTGTATGTTGATCTTATCATCGCCACCCCACCTACCTGTATGTGCGGCATAATATCTTATGGGTATGGGCAGCAGACCACGACTAGCTATACCTATGAAACGCTCAGTGCGGCTCTCTTCTAACGTACTCTTGGTGCCCAGCCTTGTAGTAACGAGTGACTGTACACGAGGGTCTTCGTGGTCTAATAGTGCCTTGAACTCCTCATCAGACTTAGCGAACGCAAAGGTCTGCTTACCTGTAGTGAGACTAGTCTTCATGGGCGGCACTACACCTAGCCCCCCAAGCAATTCGGCAAACTTAGGGTTGCTCATTAGTTCTTTCTTGGTCACACCAGAAGATGCTATAAGGTCTTCTTTAACCTGTCTGGTGTTTGTGAGATGCTTCTCTAGTAACGGTACGTCTAGTTCTAACATAGGCTCTGTAAACATACGCAGGGTACGGTCTATGATACGTAGCTCCTGCTTGGGGAAACGCTTACCCATTATAGAGAACAGCTTGTAGGTTAACTCTACGTCATTAACGCAGTAGTCCCCGTACTTATCTAACTCTTCGGCAGTAAAATCTTCGCGCTTCTTACCTACAGCGTTTAATACTTCTGTCCCTTTGACACCAACTTTATATCTTTCTGAGAGTACATGTAACGAGCCACCCACCTCCACACCGTGTAGGGCACGAGCGATACATAGAGTATCAGTGTACAAGCGAGGGTGAACATCAAAAATCCAAGAAAGGATAGCGCCATCAAACAAAGTGTTGTGAGCCAAAAGCACGCTATCAGCCCACTTGTAAGTATGTAGATAATCTTTGATCTCAGTACGTGTTCCACTAGCCCACTCCGTGTCTCCATTGTTCAGTTTAACACCTACTCCGATCACCTCAAAACGAGGGTCACGGATGTAGGATTCTGTTGTCATCTTACGCAAAGAGAAGTCTTTGTCATAATACGTTTCAAAGTCTACGGTTATTAAATCCATTGCCTACACCGTGCCAACCTTAAACGCTTCGCAAAACGCTTTTACCTCCTCCTTAGATACCCCTGTGTCCTTGGAGGTATATGCTACTGTGTTACTACCCTGCACAGGGTCAGTAAAGTATTCATATAATCGTCTCAAGTTCTCAGAACTAATTTCTATACCATTCAATACATTCATCGTTTGTTTCCTTTTTGGCTTGTTGAATACGTTGTCCCAGTTATCCCAGAACGTCTCGGCTGTTGGACGTTGGCGACTACCCTTACCCATTTTCAACTTCCTCTATTAACTTGTTTAGGTACCACTGCGCCTTCTTGAGGTCTTCTAACGGCTTACCCTTACGCTCGTACCTCCAAAGGTATTTCAGACATGCACCTTTACAGTACCCTTGGAATGCTTCGGCAGTCATGCTTGCTTCTATACCCTCAATACATTCGATGTTGCCATAGGTGTAGTGACTTGGGCTGTTAACATTGTCTTCCATGCTGCCCTTGAGTAAACCCCACGATTCTAGCCCTGTCTTTTCTATAGCGGGGGCGTCTTCTCGTAATCTATCCCAGTCTTGTGGTGTTGCGTCATTAATGCTCATCGTGCTGTCCTCTGAAGCCTGTTCCCGATACTAGGGCCACTGTGTCATGCATGTTGACTTCACTTACTACTAGCGCAATACCGCCAGCAGATGCAATGTCGGTTAGGTTTTTGTATTGCAGGGGGGTAGGTTTGTTCTTCCCTGCCTTACACTCAATGCCAAAGAACTTTCCCTCATGGCACCCTATGATGTCAGGTACTCCACTACGTCCGTATCCGCCTGTCATGGGATAGAAGTAGTAAGCACCCATCTGTTTAAGGTAGGTCGTTACTACCTTCTTTACTCTTGCTTCGGGGGTTGAAGCCATTTTCTTTCTCCGTAAACTATTATCTCGTAACAGTCGTATACCGTAGCTAGTAAGAAACTTATTATGAACGCGCCTAAGAATATCATTTCCCATTGCATATCTTCCTCCTAAGCCATATAGCATTGAGTTCCTGTCTCTTAGTTTCCTTGGTAGCCTTCTTACCTGTCTTGTTCTTCCAAGCTACGTATTCTGCTTTAGGACATCTCTTCTCTCTCATACTCATACTCCTATTCTGTAGGGAATGTCCCTACAACCCAATACACGTTGGCGTCGATTCGCTTACCAACACCCTCTATCCAAGTCATTGGTGGGTCGTACTCACATATACTTAATACACTTAGCCGTCCTTGTAACCATTTAGGAACAGCCTCATTAGTAATATAGCCCCCCTCGAAGGGGGAGTCAACACATTCCATACCTATACATGTAACATTTAGTTCATTAGTATCAGTATGTACCTCAACGCGATACATAATGTCCTTTGGTGTACTATCGTAGCTAAACGTGTTATGCGTAGACATAATATACCGTGTCCATAGCGCGACGACCTACGGTATCAACAAAGTCACCCACATCACAGATAGATAGTACCGACAACTTACCTTCTATTTCTTCGGGTAGGGTTTCTTGCCCATACGTACGAGTACCATGCACCTTGTCCACCATTCCCGAATACTCTCTTATACTTCGGGCTATTGACGTAACATCAGTAAGGCGTATAACGTCATACTTTACCTCCTCTCTACGTACGTAAACACGTACGGCATACAGGTCTATACAGGTAGTTCCTATCGCGTCTTGAATCTTTATAGCTTCCCTTACCTTGGTTACCTTGTCCTTGACATCATTACTTAGGAACGCGTGGTGAGTATCCACTAGGTGACAAAGCTCCTTCCACACCTCTGTCCGATGTCCATCTCTAATCCCGTCAGTAGTCAACCCCAGTTCATTAAGGTTAACCCTTATAACGGAACGGTTACTGGCTGCCTGTTTGTTGATAGTATAGAGGGTATCTTCAAAGGTAGCCGCCACCACATCTTCGTGGCTTATAGGTAGAAGGTATCTGTTGGCGTTGCGAGTAGCTGTGGTTATATTCCCCGTCACCTTTAGTCGGCGTTGCATCCTGTAGTCATCGTACTTGCCATTGGATATTTTGGGGGAGTATACGGCAAACTTTGAGTCTCCCTCACGCCCAACAGAGTAGTCTCCGTAACCTACCCAACCCATGCAGAACACATCGGTGGGGTCATACACGTAGAACTTCCTAGCCGCCTCATGTCTACGAATAGTAGTAGCAAACTTACAGCCTCTAAAACCTACACTCAGTAGATAGTCTAGTAAAAAAGACTCAAAACCACCTTGGCGGTTTGGGAACAGTGACCAATTAGG